TGAGCACCTTCGCCATCACCAACAATAGTTACAGTTGGTAATGATGTATAATTGAAACCACCATTGATAATTGTTACAGATTCTATTCCAGTAAAAGAAGATGGAATTTCTTCAAAGAAACACGTTCTCTGTGCGCCATCAGAATCTAAAATTGTAAAATCTGGTGTAGAGAAAAATGTATCATTAGTTGATCCTCTTCTCAAGCCAAATCCAAAATCTAGGGTGTATGTGCTTGTTGTTGTCAAATCGGGTCTGAACTTTTTACCAACACGAAGATCAATCTCATTTGATATGAATGCCGTACTATAATCTTGTATAGTACGTTCTAGTCCAGAATAGTTGAAATATGTATTAAATTGATTTAAATTGACATCTGTATAATTTAAAATTAATTGTCTAATTGCTGAAATTATTTCAGAGTCATTTAAATTTGTTTTAGTTTGATCGTAAAAAACTGAAGATTCGACTTTCAAATAATTATAATCAACATCAACAATTTCTGGCGTGACAGTCAAAACACTTATAGGTTTTAAAATTTGTTCTTTAACATATTCTTTGATTGTATCAGTAACTTCGAATCCTGCCGCAGGCTTTGCTGAGACGAATACTTTACCGTAGACTGGAGGATTATTTTCTTCACCACCCCAAACATTAACTGCTTCGAAGTATGGATACTTTTGTTGTATCAGATTTATATAATCATTTTTTGTAACTGCACGATTTTGTGATAGATTATTGAGTGGTGCCGCAAACTTAATCTCGTCTACAGTTTCTCGCTCAGAACCTCCACCCGCAAGAGAAACTGAATCAACAACAATGTTCGTGTATCCATCAATTGTAGACACAGTGACAAAATTATTAGAAGAATTTGGAATAGAACCGCTACATGTAAGATATTCTAACGAGACAACGCCACCATCAGGAACACTTTTACCAAAAACATCGTTACCAAAATATATTTGATAATTTCCATTTATGCCTTCTTGTAAAAAATATACCACATCTGTAGCAGTTATTGATAATATGTCATCGGCTAAAGTGTAGATTGTTATATCTGTATTAGACACTGATGGTCTAATCGAAACTTTTAATGTTGAAGTGTCTATATCTGAATCGGGAATATTAAATATCTGTTTAGGATTCGATAGATTGGACTGAACATAATTATATGTTACAAGTTGACCTTCATAGATTTCAACGTTCGAGAAAACAAAATTGTTTGCAGTTTTTGCAGTTGTGTAACTCGAAAGGGTTGTGAAATTGAATGATCTACCATCAATTTCGTTACTTACAAAATTGAAACCTTTAGAAATTGTAGAAGATGCTGGCGAAGAATTTGCAGTATCTACAGCAATGTTTACTGTTGCAATTGCCGCACGTTTTGATCTTGGTGTATATCCCAATTTCTTAGCATGAGATACTACAGAATTTCTTAACAATGCACTATCCAAAAATGATTCATTTGCAATCATATTTGTGTAGTATGCATTATAATGTGTGTTGTATGCGAGAATATCTAGCAGAACATTTAGTCCAGCACCCTCGAAATCATAGTCTTGAAACTCAGACTGTTGTCTTAAAAAATCTTTTAGATTTGTTTTGATCGCATCAAAATCAAGTTCTGTGACTCTTAATCTATCTGACATTTATCTTACTCTCGAAAGGAAAAAACTAATTTGTATTGGGTCTGTTCGGTTAATGACTATAAACTTCAAATCGACTCTGAATCCATTTCTATCAAAATCTGGAAAAACAGCGATCTGTGATACCTTCGCCCTTGGTTCAAAATTGTTTATTGTCTGTTCAATCTCTTTTTGTAAATCTACTGCTACAATTGCATCGACTGGTTCGAACAACATTTTTCTTATGTTGGATCCAATTTCTGGGTGAAACGGTCTCTCATAGTAAATTGTGAGCAATAAATTTTTTATAGAATTCGTTACTGCTTGAACACCAGTGTGTCGATTTATATCTTTCCGAATCGGATGAATCGTGAAATTCAGATCCAAATCTGAGAAATCTCTGGGATTAGAAAGAATTGTATTTGCCATGTTTTATTTATGTGTTTGAAATTATGGTTTTCAGTTTTTCTGTACCAATATATTGATTGATTAATGATATTTGTGTGTTACCAATATAATCAAATCTCTTAACAGAATAGTAATCAAATAGGGTTTCTTTAGTCCTTACAAAGTATGCCCAATCTTCAAGACGTCTAGTATTAATTAACGTATAGAATGAATTGACATTTGAGTATATTTCAGAAATGATTTCACTCGATAGATTACTATATTTTACTTCAATTGTTAAATTCGCATCTTCAGGATCAACTTCAGTTTCATAGTAGATAGAATTATTAACTGTAACAGCATCTGTGGTTATGATAGTCAAATACTCATCTAAATCATCACCAATAAAAAGACTGGTCAGTGTACCCAAAAATGTTGATGCATTTGCATTAGTTCCATTCATGCCCTCATCTTGTGTTATGACAAGTCTCAACATCTCATTTCCATAAGAAACTGCCATATCATAATTAGGAATATCCAGTGCCATAGTTGTTGTTGATGCTCCCGATATATTATCTGTGTGGGATTTGAATGCATCTATCTCTGAATATGCAGAAATTGCTGTTGGATTTATCAAACTTCCATCGGGAATATTGTTTTGAAATACTGTAGTATTACTAACTTCAATCATGGAATCAACAGCAATCTTCAAATTACTACACACGGTTGATAATGGATTCTGGAAATATTGATCATTTCCTGCAGTCGATTTCACAACATCTTCGTATTGCCAATCTTCTAGTGATTCAGCAGTTAATTCGTAATAGTCTATTGTAGATTGTCCTAAAACATTAACATTACCAAATTTTGTAGTGTCGAAGTTTAATGCCAATCTTTCATATATTGTATTTGCCATTTATTTTCTAATAATCAAGGAACTGGTTTAATTGGAGTTGAAGATGTGCCATGGGGAGTAATATGAAAATGTGTATTGTATGCCGCTTTGAATAGTGACATTGGTCCAGACTTATCGAATATTTCCATTCCCGTAACAGTGAGTGGAGTTTGAATTGGACCGAGAGCAGTAATTCCTGTAGGCGGTGCTACTGTACCACCCTGAATTATACCACCGAGAGTTGATAATCCTAAATTCGTATGTATTGCGCCTGTCGCATTTATACCACCATTTGAGTGTAGAAATCCTGCTCTAACTTCGCCGTTTATGCTGAGATCAGAATTAATATAAACTGTATATACTGAAGTGAGTTGTATGCTTCCCAAAATTCCTGTGGTTAAGTATAAATTTTTGTTTACAGTCGTTTGAAAGTTACCATTGACTTTAGTGTTAAAATCTCCACCAACTTCTAGGTTATAATCGCCAACAACTCTTTGTGTTAAATCTCCATTGAAGACTAATTGCGCATCGCCATCGACTGTGACACTACACTTACCTGCGATTCTAATCACACCATTACTATCTATGATGTGATAGGATTCACCAATTATGTGGTTAACTTGAGTTCCGTTAGGGTGCATCTCCAGGAATGTTCCCGTCCGATGCTGTAATCTAACACGTTCTCTTTCTGGCGTATCATCTAACTCAAAATAGTGTCCAGAATTAGTTCTAGTTACTGTGTTATATGGATATTCTGGTGGAGTTTCTATACTCGCCGCAGATTCTGGCTCCACAAATAAAAATGAAGAATCGGGTAATGCCATAACTATATTGTCCTGTAAAGATTATTTTCAAAGGTAACAACACCAGGAAATATTTGAGATGTCAAATTTGCTTTTTCACTATCACTCAAATTAGATGGTTGCAGTAGCGCACTGGCAATTGCCGCAGGTGATGCCGCAATTGTTGCCACTTTCTCTAAAGCAGTTTGTGACTCAGTAACGATAGTACTGACGCTTGTAGCCAAAGCAGATAATTCTGATGTTTCTAAACCATCTGCTCCAGAAGTTATTGTTCCTAAAATTTCAAATGCGCCCTTGTATAATGCGGCATACAAATCGTCTAAACATTTCTGCAAGTAAGCGACAATTTTAGCGGGCAAAGATAATATGTATTCTATGATTGCTCGAATTTCAGCAACAGCCTTAATTACCTTTTGTATAGGTTCAATAATTTGATCCAATATACTATTGATAAATACTATTTTGTCAGCAATATATTT